AGTCGTTGCCCTTGTATTTTCCCCAGCGAGATTGTCCTCGGAAAATATGTTCCAGACCGAAGCCGTTCGCGTCTCCTATATTGAGCTTTGCGTTTGCCGCCGTACTGCCGGTAGCGAGGTGGATTTTGTCTGGTGTGGTCTTCAGTTCATGTGCGAATGCGAACACATTATCTACGGTCTTGCCCGCGCGCACGGCGCCCTCGGCCACGTTGATTTGATTTCCCTCACAGCGCCGGATGTATTCCACATGTTTTGCGGAAAAGGCAAAAGGCAGCGTCTTTTTACGGCTGGCTGCTTTCGCCATCTTCATGGCCATAGATTATATCCTCCGTATCGCTTATATCCTCCAGCTCAGGATTTACTTTCTGCATCTCGAATTCAAGTCGCTTCTGATTCAAACGCAGGTTTGCAAGCATGGACGCCGCTTTGGTTTTTTGCCGTTGCACATCGGTCAACAGTACCTCCAAGCGGTGGATCACCTGATAGGTTGACTCCGAAATCGTGCTCACATGCGTGAGATTCCCGGGCAGAATCTTTCCCGCCTGAATCTTTTCGTCTTGCCGTTCGATATACAGCTCTTTGTCCTGATCTTCCCGGTCTTTATCACCGTCCAGCCTCTTAAAGTCGCGTCTGTCCTGGCTCGTGCTGATGGATGCTGCCATCATAGGCGATTTCTTCTCTTTCTCCGTCAGTTCCTTTATGCGCTTCATAATGCGGGCCTCACGAATCGTCAGCAGCCGTATTTCCTCCACAAGGATAGTTTCCTCATCTGCGTCTTCAAGCTCTTCCAGGGCCTCTCTCTCTGCTTCTGTGAGGCTGCTTGCCCATATCGTTGAATATCCGCCGTGCTTCATGGCATTCGTGTTTCCGAACGGCGCTCCGCCCTTGTTCCCGACCGCGTTCACGTTGCCCTTTGGTGCGCCGGCTTTGCGCGGACTGGTTGCAACTTCCGGCTTGGTTGCGGGTTTCGCTTTGGTTGCAACCTTGCCATCCTTCCAGTATCTCGTAGCCCAACTCTTTACAGTGTTCAGCGGGACACCGATTTTCTCCGCAATCTCCTTATACTTCATGCCCTTTTTATAGAGCGTATACCCGCGGTCCCGGGCCTCCATTACATCACCACCACCGCCCTTATTATGTTGTCACGCAGAAAAGGCGCCGGGGATGAACTCTCCCGGCGCCATGCACTTCATCATATTAAAGAATTCCCCTTTTTCTCATGGGGGAGAAAACCGCTGTTCCCGCAAGCAGGATCGCTGCGGTTGACACGAAAAGACTTACTGCGTTCACTGCATACGGAACGCCGTACAGCATGGTCAGCTCTGCTCCAATGAACACTGCCACCATGATAGACAATGCTGCCTCTTTGGCGAGTATCGGCAACTTGCGTCCCGGGCCAAACACAAACAGTGCATGACACATTGCGTGCGTTCCTACTCCGAAAGCGACGTCTATAATGCCGAGGGGGCTGAAAGCATTTGCAAGCCCCACGCCCAAAAGAATCGCCGGAGAATAGCGCCTATCCAAAAACGGCAGCACGCACACCAGATTCGCAACACGAAACTGCATCGTCCCCCATGAAATAGGGTTCACCATCGTCAGGGCCACATACACGGCCGCAATGATCGCCACCCGGCACATCTCATGCACACTATGTTTCTTCACGCCGAGCCACCCGCCTTTCGTACAACAAAAAGGATCTCTTTTGATGCTTCGGGGAAAGGCACAGACATGATAGCCGTCAACCAGGTCTTAGGGATGTATGCTTTCATGGCCTCGTAAAACTCGCTGATCTCCCGCGGCTGCGCCGCGTAGAATGCGTCCATATCCCGGCCCCCCATTACTAGCCCCACTTCCTGTACGATTTCAAAGCCAATGTCCGCCAGCGCATTCTTCAGTTCCTCATATCCCCATTCATACACATGGGCCCGATACTGTGTATTGTAGCCGTTGCCCGGCGTATTCGGGCATGACAGAAACATGAGGGCCCTATCGCTCATGATTTTTCTGCACTCGATAAGGCTCTTTCGTCCATCGTCCTTGTGCATGTGCTCCAGCGCTGAGGTATAAATGACAAAATCTGCAAAACCTTCAGGAATGATATCGCTCATATTCGCCACATTCCCCAGCTTCCATCGAACCTTAAACGGATAATAGGCCCCCAGGTCTTCCGGTTTCAGCTTTTTCTCCGTAGCTCCGCGCATGGCCTCCTTGATATTCGCCCGGGAAATATCCACGCCCGTATAGCTCGCGATCCCTTTTGCATAGTACCGCAGAAGCGGTAGCATCAGTGAGCGGCCGCAACACACATCCACAATGTTCATGCCTTTTTTCGCCATTTGCGCCGCGGCGAAATGCTGAATATAGTTCATCACATCCAGGTTTGTGAAAAAGCCATCCCGGAATTGGCTATAAAAATTCCGCATCTGGTAGGTGGTGCAAAGCACTTTGCTTCGGTCCATCCCATCCTCGACGCGGTACACGATTTGTTTATCCATTCGCTATCCTTTCCTATCAAGATATTTTTGATATTTAATCCATTCCTGCAACGCATATTCCCTTCGGAGGCGGTGGTCTCCCCCCATCTTTCCGGGCGGTGGCCGAACCGTAACAATCTTCTGCCCATCGAAATACGATGTACTGCCAAAAGAAACGGCTGTGCTCCATGTTGTGCTGTCCACGCTGAAAAAGCCAAATTCCGGAGCGTCCTTGCGGGTATACCCCAGCCCGTGCACCTTGGTGCCATAACCTGCGGCGATCTGTATGAGCTTTCGCACAAAAGGGAACTCGTTTGGCAAGATTGTTTTGATGGCGAAGCCGCCGATTCCAATGTACGGGTACTCTTTGCAAAGCCGCTTGAACTCTTCCAGCCCGCGGCTCCTGTGCCATACCGGGATGCAGCGTCTTTCCGTCTCGCTCTCCAATCGCCGCCGCATTGCTTTTACGCGCTCATAGCCGACGATAGCGTCAATATCCAACTCAAAGAAATACTCAATACCGTTGGCCTTTATAAAGGCGATATACTTTGAAAGGTACGCGTCCCAATCGACGCGCTTACGTTCTGCTGCATGCAGGAATGTAAATGCACCACTGTCCAGCAGGAACATTTTCCAGTTTGACATCTCCTGTATTTGCCAAGGTTTGATGTAGTAGAAGCTCTCCAGGACGTAGAGTGGCTTATACTTCTTAGTGAGCTCTTCGGCGATAAAGGTGCCGGCCAAGAAAAGCTTCATTGTTCAATCCAGCCGCCACAATGCGGGCACTGGATACGCGAGCGGGACGATGGTTCAACCGGAGGTTCCGTCGAAGTTTGCGCAGGCGCCCCCCCCTGCCTGGCCGTCCCTGTCTGTGCAGTTGTCTCCTCTTTGGCGGGACGTTCGATGGATTCCACAAAGAAATCCTCAAAATCAGTGTCTTGGATGTCTCTCAAGATACTATCCAGTTCAAATTCTTCAAAACCCGTCTGTGCCAAATCATATCCCATAGCCTGCAGCTGTTCCAGCTCCCCGCGAAGCAGTTCGCCGTCCCAAGCTGCCGCCTCGGAGACCTTATTGTCTGCAATGCGGTATGCTTTGATCTGCTCATCGTTCAGGTCCTCGGCCACAATGCACGGAATCTGGTCAAGTCCAAGCTGCAGCGCCGCCTTGTAGCGCGTGTGTCCCGCGATAATGACATTGTTCCTGTCTACGATGACTGGCACCTTGAATCCAAACTCTTGAATGCTTTCTGCGACCGCAGCAACTGCGCCGTCGTTTTTTCGTGGATTCTTTTCATAGGGATGAATAAGCGAAAGATCCTGATAAATAATTTGTTGTCTCATATTGCTCCCTTCTTCTTCGTGACTGCGGGCGAGCAGCCTTGATTCGGGAGCGTTGCGTTTGATGCCTGCCTCCTTTTTTGCCAATAAAAATAGCGCCGGCTCATAAAATGAACCGGCGCTTCGGCGGATTAGAATTTTACGAATACAGTTTATCACACTCCATATTGCCCTGTCAATGCCCACTTTTTGCCCTGGCTTGTCAAGTCCTCTTTACCCCGTCGATGCCGAATAGAAGTGCCGCCAGTTTTGTGCAGGCGGCTTTGATATCCTTGTACACCGTTCTTTCATCAATGCCCTCGGATTCCGCGATTTCCTCCACGCTCCATTCCCGGGAACATATATACATTTTCTCGACTACTGAGCAGCGCCGCATATCCTCCGGCTTCTGGCTTTTCGCGCACAAAATGCGGTATACCTCCATCATGGATTCTATGTGGGCGATGATGATTCGTGTTCTTTGGGCGGACTTTTTGATGCTCTCAATGTACAATGTCTGTTTGCTGGGCCGGTCCATCATTGCATCCAGAATCGACAGCGCCTCCGCTTCATCATCGGCTGAAAGCTCCGCCTGGAATACCGCAGATTCACAATGGATCTTGAGCGTCCGATAATTCTCAAGCAGGAGCCGGGTATTCCGCAGGCGGCGATCCCGGCGCCATTGCTCTTGCCGGCGCTCTCTCTGTTCCAACTCTTCGATTGCAGCCCTTGCCCCTGCCTCTGCCGCAATTCTGGCGATTTCCTGCATCGCTTCGGGTAAAGTTTCCATGGCTTGCGCTCCTCCGTTCTATTGATTTCCCGCCGGGAAATTGTTATAATAGATGTGCCACGAGGGGGGACGCGCAAGCGTCCTCTTTTTTATTTAGTTTTCTTCTGTGTCTGGAAGGTCGTTCAGCGCGTCCAACAACCGGTCAATGTTTGCGGCAACCATTTCTATGGTCGCATCAGACAAAATGTGCATTGCAGCCTTCGCCTTATCGGCCGTTTCCATGTTGTAATACCCTATAATCACGTCGTCTGCCGCATCCGCCATGCCCACCATTGCTATTTTTTGAACGCCTTTTTCGGATATCTTGTGCAAAAAATTCGTCACGATCTCCCCATATGGTTGAGTCATGTCATCGCTTATAATCACTGTGCTCATATGTTCTCACTTTCTTCGCCCGTCCCTTTTCCGGGGCGGGCGTTTTCTTTTTTCCTCATCGAGTGCGGCGCCTACACAGGAAAGGGCGAATACCAGCGCTGCCAGCGGAATGATCCACAGCGTGCGCCACGCTTCATTCGGCATCGCAACCGCCCTTTTCACGTACCGCGTCAATGGCATAGTGTAGAAGCTTTCTTTCCGGGCCGTATTCAGTTTTCTTTTGCATCTGCTGCAGAAACCAGATGACTTCCTGTGCATACTGTTTCTCTGGGTTCATTTTCAACTCCTCCTCTCGACTCGGTGCCTGAATACTGCATATCTAAGGACTGGGATATAAGCGCTTCTGGCAGCTGCGCGCCGCAGATGTGGCAGAAGCGCGCGCCCTCGACGCGCTCTGAATTGCCGCACTGCGGACAGCAGCCTTCTTGAGCGCAAAGGATCTCCCGCAGTTCCTCCGGACTTCGGCGCAGTGCCTCATATGCCGCAAGACAGTCAATTGCTTCGCCTATCAGATATTCTCCGTGAATCTGCACCGCCGCCATGCGCAGAGCGATGCGACCATCTTCCAACTTTTTTGTATATGTAGTGCGAATGCTCATAGAAAGGTCCCTCCTATTCAATTGTGGAAATCTCGGGCAACCACATTTTGGGGTTAAAGTTCAGCGTGTACTTATACTGGTTGACATCTCCGGATGTGACATCTTCCACCACATAGGTGACATTATCGCTCAGGCCGATAAAGTGCTTTTTGTACTCGCCGTTTTCGTCTTCAACCACAATTTCCAGCTGGTTATCTTCTGTGTCTGCCGTGATGCTCATTTTGCCTGTCATCTGGAATAGCACATCGCCTTGCAGGCAGTTGATCACTGTCACTTGTCTGATATCGTTAAAATTGTCTGCCTGCTGTGACAGGTTGTAGGACACGCGCTGCGCCTCGGTTTCGCAGCCTGCCAGTACTGCTACGAGCGCCAGAACGGTCGCAATGAGGCCAATTTTTTTCATTATGTATTTCTCCCTTCATTTTTGCACTGCAAATAATGCTCAGTCCGCATCCAATCTTCCAGCACAAAGACGGTTTCTTCCGGCCCCACCCCGTGCAGATCGCAGATGAAATCTCCATCGCCGATATATAAGCAATGGTCGCAAATCCCCGGATCGCATTCTCTGTTTCTATTCACGGTCTGACTCCTTTCTCCGTTCCATAGTCGGTATGAGCAGGTTTCTTTGGCTTCGGTAGGCTCTCCAACCTTCGCCATATTCACGAAACAGCCAATACCCAAATTTAGGAACTCCGACATCCACAACCCTTTCTTGTGATACGGAAACTATGCCCATTCCACCAAAATATTCTTCTGATTCTGGTATATAGACTACCTCCCCGTCCATCCGCCGTAATTCCTCCAAGGTCAGCGGCTGCGGGTTCTCGCGCTCTTGCTGGGCGCGGAGGGCGGAAATCGCCATGCGTGCAGCTTCATGCTCTGAATCTGTGACAGAAAGCACAAGGTCGATATTTTGCATAGCCTTAATTGCTTCATCAATTGTCATTCCATACACTCCTTTTCCTCCAGCGCAGCCTCGTCTCCAATTTCCCACCGCAGTTTCATCTGCGCAGGACACAAATCCACTTCCGGGCGTCTCCTACCCGTCCAC